GCCGGCATCACGTCGACGGCTCCCCGTGGTGCAGCAGGCACCACATCGCCGCCCGCCAGAAGCTGGCCGTCACCGGCAGCGCTCACGATCTCGGCGGCCGGCCGTGAAGCGCGCCGCCCTCTTCCTCGCCGCCGCCGTAGCTGTCATCGCGGGCGGCGCATGGCTGTTCTCGGCCATTGAGCGCATCCCTCTCGGCGACGGCTTCTACTGGGCCGTAGAGACCGGGACGACCGTCGGCTACGGGGACGTGACGCCGCACAACGCCGCGGGCCGGGTCGTTGCCGTCGTGGTCATGCTCCTGGCCATCCCCCTGTTCGGCGCGGTCTTCGCCATCCTCACCGCGGCCCACGTTCACAAGCGGGTCCGCGCCACCGTCAGCGAGCGGGTAGCCGCAGCGGAGAAGCGGATCGCCGAGGAGGCCGACGAGCGGCACGTGGCCATGCAGCGGCATGTGGAGCGCCTGCTGGCCGGGCACTGCTCGGACATCAAGCAGCACGTCTCGGCGGTGGCCAAGGCCCCGCCGCCGTCAGCACGGCCGTCCGGTGCCTCCCGGCTGGGAGGCACGTGATGCCGACCACGAAGGTCATCATGACCGGCCCCGTCTTCGACGGCCAGGCTGCTGTCGCCGCCCGGGACTTCACCCGCGCCCTGTCCGCCGAGATCGCCGAGATCGGCCGGGACTGGATCAAGCTCGACACGCAGCGGATGGACAAGTCCGGCCGGGGCGGGACCGGTGCCGCGGCAGGCGGGGTGAAGCTGGCCGGCAGCGGCGAGAACTGGGTGATCTCCGGCGGCATCCGCAAGGGCGTCTACGCCTGGCCGTGGCTGGAAGGAACCTCCCGGCGCAACCAGACCACCGGGTTCAAGGGCTACGGCTCGTTCCGCCGCACCCGGCTGCGGATGCGCAAGCAGGTCACCCCCTACGCCCAGGCCGAGCTGGCGAAGTTCATCGAGCGGATGGGGGGCTGACGATGGCCGCGATCGAGGTCACGACCCTGCTGGCCGCCATCCGGCAGTGCGTCACCGTCGTGGAACCCGGGGAGATCCTGGCGGTCCGGGTCGCGGCCAGCACGAGCGACGCCGAGATGGAATACCTCGGCGAGCAGGCGCAGCGCATCCGCGCCCAGTGCGGCGTCCGTGTCGCCTTCGTCGTCGGCGAGGAGTTCGCCCGGCTGAAGGCCGGTGATGCGGCGTGAGCTTCGACGCTGCCGCGGCGAACGCGCTGTTCAGCGCGCTGGAATCGCACGCGATGAGCCTCGGCATCTTCCGCCGGGTGAACACCCACCAGCCGGAGAACGCGCCAGGTGATGGCCTGTCGTGCTCGATCACCCTCGGCTCCATCGCCGCCAACGGCCAGTACTCGGGCCTGAACGCCGTGTCGGGAACCATCACGTTCCTGGTGATGATCTACAACCCGATGCAGCAGAAGCCGCTCGACGGCATCGACCCGGCCGCCCTTGCCGCGGTGTCCACCTTGCTCGGCGAGTACTCCGGCAGCTTCACCCTCGGCGGCACGGTGCGCGACATCGACCTGATGAGCCTGCGCGCCGAGTCCGCCTACGTGAACCAGGAGGACAAGGAGTTCCGGGTCGAGCAAGTTTTCCTGCCGATCGTCGTCAATGACCTCTGGGAGATGAGCCCATGAGCAAACAGAGCGGCATTGCGGCGCGGTTCCTCGTAGGCGGCTACGACGTCTCCGGCGACATAAACGCCCTGGATTCCATCAGCGGCAGCATGGGACTGCTGGACTCCACGGACATCACCCAGTCCGCTCACTCGCGGCTGCCCGGCCTGCACGACGGGTCGATGAGCTTCACGTCCTTCTTCGACGCGGCGAACGCCCACCCGGTGCTGTCGGCGCTCCCGACGGCCGACGAGCTGATGACGTTCATGGTGCCGCCGCTGGCCATCGGCTCCCCGGCTGCCTGCCTGAACGCCAAGCAGATCGACTACCCGCCGGCCCGCGCGAGCGACGCCGGGCTGACGATGAAGGTGGAAGGCCAGGGCCAGGGCTACGGGCTGGAATGGGGCCTGCAGCTCACCCCGGGCCTGCGTACCGACACCGCGGACACGAACGGGGCCAGCCTGAACAACGGCGCGGCCACGCTGTACGGGGCGCAGTGCTACCTGCAGGTGACCGCGTTCACCGGCACCTCGGTCACGGTCGAGGTGGAGCACGCCCCGGACAACGCGACCTGGACGAGCCTGGCCACCTTCACCGCGGTGACCGCGGCGCCGGCCACGCAGCGGCTGTCCGCGCTCACCGGGCCGGGCCCGGAGCCGTTCACCGCGACCGACGCCTCGCCGGCGGTGTTCACCGCGCCGGGGAGCACGCTGGTCAACGGCACCCCGGTCGCGCTGGCAGCCCCTCCGGCTCCCCAGTCGCTGCCGGGAGGCTTCACCGCCGCCACCGTCTACTACGTCGTGAACGCCAGCGGGGACACGTTCGAGCTTTCCGCCACCTCGGGCGGCTCGCCGATCAACTCGACGTCGGCGGGAGCCGGGTTCGTCGGCCAGGTGGTGCAGCAGTACCTGCGGGTGATCACCTCGGGCACGTTCTCCTCGGCCACGGTCGCCGTCGTCGTGAACCGCAACCCCGCGCAGGTGACGCTGTGATCCGCCCTCAGCACCGGACCCGGGACTACGTGGTCCGCATGCCGCCCGACCGCGGCATCAAGGTCGCCTGCGAGCAGGTGCGCTGCGACAACTGGCTCTACGGCTGGGACACCGTCCTGGACGAGCGCACCCGGGAGGGCCGCGAGGCGGCGGCGTGGATCCGCTCGGGCGCTTCCCGGCGCGACTACCGCGAGATGCGCGGCGGCGAGGTGACCGTGTTCCGGTTCACCCCGCATCAGCGGTGTTTCGAGGAGCACCGGACCCGGCCGGCCCGGTGGCTGGTGCGCGGGGTCCGGGAGCACTCCGGCATGTCCGGGTGGATCGACGACCTTGACCAGCACGTCGGCCAGCTGGCCGAGCAACTGAAGAAGGGCTAACGAGTCCGGCAGGGCGGTCGTCCTGCTGCGGATAGGCCCGCCGGTCGGCGGGCCGGAGGAGGGCAGTAGTCATTGCGAAGACCAGCGGCCTCGGCGCCGCAATTCTGGTCGCAGACGCCACGCAGACCAGCCAGACCATCTCCGACGACGTGACCGAGTTCAGCCTGTCCACGCCGCGGGCGGTGCAGGACATCACCGGCGTGGACGTGTACGCCCACCAGCGGCTGCTGCTGCTCGCCGACGCCACCGTGAGCCTGAAGGGCGTCTTCAACAACGCGGCCAACATGTCCAACATGGTGCTGTCCACCGTGCCGTCCACTTCGGTGATCCGGGCGGTGCAGGTCACCCCGACCGCGAGCACCAAGCCCTATCTCGGGTTCAACGCCCTCTTCAGCTCCTACGACGTGGCCCGGTCGGCCACCGGAGAGCTCACCTGGAGTTCAGAAGGTGCCCTTGCGGATGGCGCGACGCCCCAGTGGGTCAACTCGTGAGCGGTGGATTCGAGCCGAAGCCGAAGCTCTACGAGCTGGTCTGGGCCGACGGCGACTACGAGGGCCTGGAGGTCACGGCCAAAGGCGTCTCCACGCAGGTCTTCCTCGAAATCCAGGGGATGGCCGAGGGCATGGGCGAGAAGCCGAAGGGGTCCGAGATCCAGCCGCTGATGCGGCGGTTCGGCCAGCTCCTCGTCGAGTGGAACGTCACCGAGGACGGGAAGCCCGTCCCGGCGGTGTACGCGCTCTGCAAGGAGTCGGGAAAGCCGCAGCTCAAGAGCGACATCAGCCACTGCGAGGACCACGCGGAGCGCGGAGACTCCTGCGAGTTCGCGGGCCTCGCTGGCCTGGACCTGGACCTGTCGATGGAGATCTTCCAGCGCTGGTCGAAAGCGGTCGGCGGCGTGGACCCTACCTCGCCGGCCAGCTCGAACGGTGGCGGGACCTCGCCGGAGGCACCACCGGGTCTGGCGAGCGCGTCGAGAAGCCTTGGGAGCTCGCCCGAGCCGAGCTGATCGTCAGCCTGTGCCGGCTGTTCGGCGCGCTGCCGTCGCAGGTGCTGGCCGAGGACGCGGAGATCCTGCGGCTGATCACGATCGTCGACCTGGGAAACCCGGAAGGAGGTGAGCAGTAGGTGGCGGGCGAGAACGTGGTCCGGATCGTGGTCACGGCCGACAACGCCACGCAGGCCGGGTTCGACGAGTCCGCGGCCGGCGCGGAGGACATGGGGGCCAAGGTCTCCGCCGCCTATGACGAGTACACCGCGGCGGCGGATGAGGCCGCCGAAGCGCAGGCCCGGCTGAACGAGCTGCAGGCCGACTCCGGG